AGTCTTAGGTAATCTTGCAGCAGCAGTTAACGGTGTATAAGAATTCTTTTTACCTTCGATCCCTTTATAAGAGATCATCTTATATAACGCTGCCTTTTGTACTTTAGCTTTTACTTCTGCCATTTATCAACAAGTGAATAGTGGTGATGGTGATGACCGTATTGGTTTAACATTACTACCTGTCGTAACAGTATTTATGACAGGAACTGTAGTTTTTATAGCAATTACCCTAGGTGGCAACACTATATCCTCTATATCAGTATCCCTCTGATTCTTATATTGGAATTCTTTGAGCTGCATATCCCTAGTCTCAGTCATTGCCTGTATATCACCTAGGTCTGGTACGTTACCACCCATAGCAAGTTGTGGCACATTATAAACACTCTTAATAGGTTTAGTCTTTACCTCACCTCCCTTTGCAAAGTTATCAGCTACCCATGATTGACCTATCTCAAGGTTGTGTCTCTTATAGAATGCTTTTGTCCTTTCTCTTGATTCATCATCACTTAACTTCTGTGCTTTACTCTGCTTAAAGATAGGATATAGTATCTCTGGTTTGATATGATTAGCTGCACTACCCTCAATGACATCTCTAATAGTATGATGAGGTTTAAGCAACTTCAGACTAATCAACTTACCAAGAATATCATCATGTTCCTTAAGTAGAATATGATAATAAATGGATCCCATTACCTCATAAAATTCCTTCTCCTTCTTCAACTCAACTAACTCACCATTTTTAACATGCTCTGTGATCTTACTAGTAAACCTCTGATGACTGTATACAAATTGAGGTGGCTCTATATCCTCATTAGTAAGTGAGATTCTTGTTGGTCCACCACCAGCAAATGACTGTAACTTCCTAGCAGGTTTACCTTTAGTGATAACCATCTCACCACCATCACCAAACTCTTCCAGTTTCACATCCTTACCAGGATCCTTACGTCTTATAACTTTCCATGCAAATCCTATAGGATTGATCATAAAGGCAAATATATTCTTAGCAGCTTTAATAATGAAACTTATAACACCTCCAAGTACCTTGAGTGCACCACCCAATAACCACTGGATAGGTTTCATTATCCATCCAATTATATTAAATAATACCTTACCAATCTCTCCTACGAATTTAAAGAAGGTACCTAAGAATTCTGTGATACCTGTCTCCTCAGCTACCTGTTTGATTAAACCCATCCACATCCCAAACATCTTCTGAATAGGTTCAAACAGTGGTTTAATCAATGGTAGGAATGTCTTACCTACCCATTCACCTAAGAAACTACCAATAGCATTACCTACTATAGGTGCAAATGGACCTAGGAATGGACCTAATAATGCAGTACCAGCAGCAGCACCTAACATACCTCCTGCTGCCTGTCCAACACCTGCACCGATTGCTTGAGTCTTATCCTCACCACTAGCAATACCTGTTGCAATACGAGAGATACCACCGACAACAGCGAGACCCTTCTGTGCACCAGGTTTCATTAACTTACCACCTACCTTCTTACCAACATTCTTACCTGTCTGTAATCTGGTAGGGTTATTTACTCTATTATTAAAACCTTTACCAACCTTCCTTGCTTGGTCATTCTTACCCTGTGCTCTTAACTTCTTCTGCTGTCTCTCAACTGACTTCTTCTGTGCTTTATACTCTTCTTCTGTGTATATCTTACCAGTTTCTTTATCCTTATATCCAAACTTACGCCATTGCTCTTGCTTCTTCCACTCTACTTCCTTCTCACTAGTATTCTTGAATAGACCAAATATCTTCTTACCATCAGATACCATCTTTAAAGGATTTAAAAGATACTGAAGTGTCTTAAACCCAGCAAATATCTGAAGGAATCCAAATAATGCACCTAATGTCCCTTTAATTGGTCCTTCTTTAAACCCACCAAATACATTAATAATTCCACTAGCTAAAGTATCGATACCCCAAGTAGCGATCTTAAAAGCAAACTTACCTATTGATATGACTAAGTTGAATACCTTACCTGCTCTCTTAGCTTTCTGAGGATCACTCAACCAGTTGAGTAATACCTGCATCATTACAAATTTGAATATAGAAGTTAAGAGTTTAGTAAAGTTACCAAGAAACCCACCACCTGCTTGTTTTAACTCACCTGGTGGTTTCTCCTCTTCTGGTGCTGCCCCTGGTTCTGGTGGTGCTTCATCTTTCTTCTCTTGTTCCCGTCTATTCTTAAGACGGAACATACTTCGGAAACCCTTAAACCATTTCTTAAATCCCTTCTCTTCATCCTTCTGCTCTTCTTTCGCTACCTTAGTTTCCTTCTCAGTAGTAGTTGATAACCATTCCTTCTCAAACTGAATCAGTTTATGAGTCTCTACATTATTGTTAGCAATATTTTCTACTACTACACCAGTACGATTGATACCCTTCCGAATTTCATCGAAACTTCCAGCGAAAGGACCATCATCCTTGATGGGTTTTATCTTAATGTAGCTCTTAATTGCCATTAGAGTGACGTTTTGTTCTCTTCTGCTTTCTGCCTTCTTTCTTCCTCTTGAATATGAGCAATAAGAAGGTTCACATACACATCACGTTCCCAAGGGATCATATTCTCTAATTCAGTTAAAGAGTATTTGTGGTGCTGCATTAATGCGAAGTTAGTCTTGTAGTAATTCTCAAGACTGTCATGCATTAACGCTACTCGAAAAAACTTGCTAGTCCCTCCAGTACCAAATCACTCTTCTTCTTAGTGTTAGGATTATATACCTCTATAGTGTAAGACAACTTAGGCATGGTCTCAAAGAATGTCTGAACCTTTTGGAATTGATCTGCATTCAAATTCTCAAGGAATTCTAGTGCTTCTGCCTTAGTAAAGGAATCATAGACTTCTTCTGAATCATATACCTGACCAATACAACTAGCAGCAAGTGCAAATATATCCTGTATATCAGGATTATCAGTAAGGTTTTGCTGAATGAATACATCCAATGAAGGATATTTCATCACAATACCAACATTACCATCTAGGTCGATCTTGGCATTATGTCCATCAGGAACAACAACACCAACTTCTGCAAGAGGTATCTCAACGTTGACTTGCGTCTTCTCATCATCTGGACATGTGACTTTAAACTCACTTGTCTCACCAACTGCAACAGATCTAATCTTAAGGAAAATATATTCAATCTCGAAAGTAGCGAGATCTTCAACCTTAGACTTTAAATTGGTACAGTTTTTAATAATAGTCTTCACTGCTTTGACCATCTGCTTGTTGTCTTGCGACTCCATAGCGAGATAGAGTAGTTTCTCTTCCTTAACTAGGAATGGTCTATATGATATTTTTGTGCCTGTAACAGGCAGGGTCGCTTCATACTCAGGTATGGCTAACTTAGGTAATGGCATAACGATTGCATTATTATAGTTCTATTTAGACACCAAACTGGGCTGCTTCTTTCTGATTTTCGCTTAATCCTACAGTAGACGTACCTTCAGATGCTGAAGTTATAAACTTATCTGGAGTATTGTAATTCAATTCCTCAGCACCAACAGTATCAAATCTATATCTCTCGTAATTAAATTTAGTACTAAACTTAACTAAGTTGGCAGGACCATTATTAAACTGTAATCCTCCCATATCAGCAGGCCATGCTCCAAAGAATTGCCATACTCCTGTTACCATATTAAGTCTTTGAGTATATTGACTACCACTATCAGTTATAGCACTCCAGTTAACAGGAGATGCAAGCTCCCACTTCTGCACAACAATATTAGTTGTATATTCATCATATAGAGTTGCTCTATTCTCTTGGTCAGGGACAGCATAATTCATCCACTGCTCAAGAAACTTACGATGGAATAACTTCTTATCTACCATGAAGCTAACATCCATCTGACCATTTTGCTGCTCTCTTGCAACATTATATGCTGCACCTTGCCAACCAGCTTTAACTTGCTCACCTTGAATTCTTCTAGCAGGTACTGAAACTGACTCTGCAAAAAAGTTAATTGCCATTGCAGCATCCCTTTGATCTCTCTTAATTCCTGCTTCGTTAGCAAGTATACATGCAGGTAAATATATCTTCACACCAAAAAGATTGGACCTAGATGGTTCCCGTTGACCTGATGTCACCATCTCCCTAAAGGTGGTGAAGCTATTCATACTCATTTGAGTCTACTCCAAATTATGCTACTTGGTACTTCCATCACTCTACCTAAACCTGGCGGTCTAATAACAAATTGCTCAACTGGAAGCGGTGTCATATCTTTCAATTCCTCTTGAGGGACATTATATGCTCTAGTCACACTATTCATAAAGTATTTATGATGGCAACGCATAGGATACGAAATACTACCAGCAGACCATGTAGATGCCATACTCTTACGAGAGTTTGGACGTAAATAATGCATATTCCCACCAGAGAACTGCTTCTTCTGATAATCTACATCTGTGATTAGTACCATAGGGAAGGTATCCCACCACTTTAAGTCTGGTGTTTGTGCTGAATAGTTAAAGAAGACTATATCACCTACGGTAAAACCACCAACATAATCCTCTAGTCCATACTGGAGTTGCTCTCTATACCATTGTTTACTTTGTTTTACTCCTCCTGCGAGGTCTTTTACGTCTGTGAAGATACTCATACATTTAAGTGTTTTTCTGTGAGTATAATAAATTGCATGCCTCTATGAGCACAAAACTGTCTTGCAGCTCTCCATTTAGCACTATTTACATTCCAAGTCTTAACCTCTGTTATAAAGGTCCGAGCCTTCTGCGATTTACGTTTAGGGGGTTTAGTTTGTGCAGCTGGTTTAATTTCGATGATCGATTTGGCGATTCTTCCATCCTTGGTTCTCGCTCTAACATAGAAATCAGGATAATAACGGTGAGTCCTGTTGTCCAAAGGACTCCTATAAGGAATAATAATCTCTTCACTACCCCACTCCAAAACGTTGTTATTCTTGTCGCACCAATGCATAAACTTTTTTTCCCACAAACTCCTATAAATAACATTAGTGTGATCACCCTTGTACTTATGTTTGTTTGATGGTCTAAAGTATCCTTTATAACTCATGGCATTAGTATTTCCAAAGGCTAAACCGATAGGCGTTAATTCTGCAAGTAGTAGAGAAGCTATCAGAGATAGTGCAGCCTTCCCAACTAAAGTAATAGACTATCTAAAATTTGATATATTCGATCAAAAGACAAACACCTTAGCAAAAGATGGAGGTCCAATATATCTATATCTCCCAACATCCTTACAAGAGGGTCAAGCACAGAACTGGGATGCTGTAAACTTAGGACCAGCAGGTAAGATTGGTCTTGATGCTGCTGCACGTGCAGGAGTTTTACAAGGTGATGGTCCAATAGATATGGGTACTGATGAAGTAGCAGAATCTATATCAAAAGCAGCAAAAGCTGCTGCACCTCAAGTAGCATATACTGCTGCATCTGGTGTAATTGCTACTGCACTGTCAGCAACAGGTCAACAAAATAATATTGATACAGCAGCATTAACCTCTCTAGTTGGTAAAAAGATCTTTAACCCATATGCAGAAGCAGTATATAAAGGTCAAGCAGGTTTCAGAACACATAAGTGGGATTGGCAATTAATACCAAAGAGTGCTGATGATGCAAAAGAGATATATCAAATAGTAAGCAAATTTAGGAAATTCTCACTACCAGGTAAAGGTCAAGAAAACTGGTTAACAATACCAGAATACTTCCGTGCACAAATTGTCAGATATGTTGACAAAGGTGGTGGTAATGAAACTATCGATAACCCCCAAACTGGTGGAAAGGGTGGGATATTAAGTGCAATAATGCAATTCCCCACCAAACTGATATTAAAGAATATGACTGTAAGTATGCCAAACTATACTTCACTCCGATCAACTATGAAAGGTGCTGAGTTTCTAGATTTTGGTGCTTTACAGTATAATCTATCTCTTGAATTTAGTGAAACATCCTTCCTTACCAAGGAATCATACGGATCACCAGCAATGGAAAGTGCAGGTCAAGACTCTGACAATGATAATGACACTACTGATCCAGAAATGCAGGGTTGGTTAGACGCAATGAGGGATATGATAGGTGATTTCGGACCATTCACTTCAGCAAACATAGGATAATGGCATATTTCGAGTATCTCCCAGATGTACAAGTAAGGACATCAAGTTATAGAACAAATAACGTTGATCCTTACAAATTAGCTAAAAACATCTTCAGAAGGATCAAAATCCGTGAAAACCTAGATGACATCATTTTAGGTTTTAACCAATATACGATTAAAAACAACCAAAGACCAGATCAAGTTGCTTTGGACGTATATGGCACTATGTCATATGATTGGGTTGTTTTACTAACTAACAATATAATCAATCTTTACGATGAATGGCCCATGTCCGAAGATGAGTTGGAACGGTATATTGAGAGTGAATATGAAGAAGATGCAGGTTCAGTGCATCACTGGGTTACTCAAAAAATCACAGATGCAAAAGGACGCACTTTAATGAGGGATGGTCGCATTGTCTCCGAAGATTTCACTTATACTAGACCTGACGGAACTGCAATTCCTAAAGAGGATCTAGTTAGACCAATATCTGTCTATGATTACGAATCTGAGAAAAATGACTATAAACGCAATATTTACCTTTTAAGGAAACAGTACATAAATGGGTTTATTGAAGAATTTAGCACTTTGGTCGATTATCTTCCAAATGACGAAGTTGACAATGATACCCAAGTTAAGAAAACTAAGGATTCTGTCCAAGAGCAGTTTATTAGCGTTAAACCGTCTTATAGCACAAATATCGGTCAATCAAGTTCTATCGATTTTGCTTCTGAAGCAGATTACTCATCTAGGACGTTTGACACCTCTGCTGCAACTATTGGCGAAGGGGATGTTTTGGCAGATGGCAGCACAGTAGTGACTACTGGTGTAGCAGGTGTTTCCTCTAATATTGGTACCACAACCAATCAATACGGATCAGCAACAACTTCAGGTAGCGGAACTTAAAAAACCTCCAGGGCAAAAAAATACCCCCGATTTTTTCGGGGGTTTCTCTTGTTCAAAAATCGAAATAATATACGGACTTAGAGAGGACGATGTTTACGACACGGACGATATTTAATGTGATCACGTGTCTCATAATAACCTGGACTCCATACGTTACTATTGTAGAAATAATGACCTGGTTTCCATACCTTTGTTGTAATAATGTACTCACACATCCTTCGTCTTGGTGGTCTATGATGGTGATCATAGTGCCAATCTCTCCAATGTCCTGATCCATGATCATGACCGTAATGATAGGACTCTACGAAGGGCTCCCAGAATTCCTTCCAAGTTAATGCTTCTGCCCTTACTGGTGCAGCAAGTAGTAGAAGTGGGAGTCCAAGTAGTAGTCTTTTCATTAGTCTTCGTTAGCTAGAGCAGCGAAGTAAGATAAATCTGGAGATTCACCTGACTCCTCTATTTCCCCTATCTTAGCACCAAACCCACTCTTTGCGGGTGGTTCTGGGTCCGCTTTAACAACTGGACTAGTAAGAGGCACTAAATCCTCTTCTTCCTCATTGCTTTGTACTACAGGTCTTGCTGACTTGTTAAGCACAATATTCAAACGTGCTGATAACTCCTCATAACTCTTGAAGTTCTTAAGGTCAGTAAACTCTTTAAGAGAATGCTGAGACTTCCAGACTGCTTCAAGTGCATCATCTTCTAGTCCACCTAGGACAGAAGGTGAATCAAACTCACTCTTATCATAATTCCAGTAACCGCCTATGGTCTGAATCTTAATCTTAAAGTTAGCACCCTTCCATAGATCGAAAGGATTTATTGGAGTTTCATCTTCAAACTGTGGTTGCATTGCTGATGCAATCTTGTCATGAATTTTCTTACCATACTTATATAAGAATACTTTACCTTCATTCTCAGGATGAAGTTGATCCTTTACAACATAGATGTTACTGTAGTAAGAAAGCTTACGCTTCTGCTTACGTGCAGTATCTTTATCTGCGTCTAGTCCACTATTCCATAGTGTCCTATTTAATTCACCTACAGGATCCTTTTGGTTAAGTGTGGTGAGAGAATTCTCTATGTACCAACCACCTGGTCCTTGAAATGCATGACTCCATACCTGTGCCCAAGGGAGATCTTCTCCATCTGGCTCTGGTAGGAAACGGATAACAGCATAACCGTTACCACTCTTATCTACCTCTGGTTTCCAGAGTCTTTCATCTGGACCACGCCCCTGAGGCTTGGACATGTTTTCTATTTCTTTTGTAAGCTGAGCAAACTTGCCTGACTTACTCTTTAGACTTGCAAATGACATTCGTATTTGTCTCCGATTTTGTATTGTGATATTGCTACTGGATTATAGTAGCATACTATTTATAAGGTGTCAACACCCCCTTCTTTAAGTTCCCGTCTCCATGTCCTTAACTTATTTTCCATCTGATCTAGTACCATAGTGAGATTCATACCACCACTATACTCTGTGGACATCATCTCTATCCTACTCTTGATTTCCTTTGCAGAGTCATCATCTTGTAACTCATTAGCCGCCAACTGTAAACGTGCATAAAATACTTTCTGCTTAGCCACCAACTCCATAGTCTTCTCTATGTGCTCAAGTCTCTCCTTAGGGTTAAATTCTTGCAGACCAGAAGACATCTTCAAGAGTTCTGTATAACACTCTTGTATCTGCTCTAATTCAGACTGCACTACCTCCGATTGCATGAAATCTGTCATAAGTTTAACACTCCTCTACTAGTTCTCTTGATGTAATTTAATTGTTGTGCATCCCACTTGATTTTATCTTTAAGTGGTTTAGATATTAGTTTCCCGACTGTCTCTACTTCTATCTCAAACTCTTCACATACAGATGCTACTGCTTCTATGTAGTTGATTAGTCCATGACTATCTTTCACTCGGTCTTCAACTAAGGATGTAAACTTCCCTTGAGTCATAAACTTCTCTTCAATTTCCTTCATTA